ATCCTCGCCGGGATCCTCGCTGCCATCCTCGCCGGGATCCTCGCCGCCGCCCTCGCCGCGCCCGCCGCCAGCAGTACCCGAACATAGGCTTAATATGCCCGTTCCTTGTTACTCTGTTAATGTAATACCCGAACATAGGCTTAAAATACCCGAACATAGGCTTAATATGCCCGTTCCTTGTTACTAATTAATGAATTAATTAGTAAATATAAAAACATAATTTTTTATTTTAAAAATTGATATTTATTTTAAAATAAATAGTTATAGACAAATTTGTAATAATAGTTAATAAGCATTAAAATGGACAAATTCAAATCTTTTAGATTGTATGATTATAATGTATATGATGGTATTAGTAAGCATTCACAAGAAAAGAATAAATATTCACAAGATTCATTAAATCATTACAAAGATAACAAAAAATTTATTATTCAAGCATTTGGTATTAATGACTCTAATAGAACAGCATCAATATTAATAGAAGATTTTTATCCATATTTCTACATAATGGTTCACGAATTATGGAATGAACAAAGAAATACATTATTTTTGGCTCATTTAAAGAAAAAAATAGGTTATTATTACGAAGACACTATTATAGGTTTTAAACTTGTAAAAAGGCAAAAATTATATGGATTTAATAATAAAAAATTACATAATTTTATTAAAATAGTATTTACAAATACTAATGCTTATAATAAAGTTAAAAAACTATTTTACACAGATACTAATGATAAATATACAGGATTTGAAAGAACATTAAATGATGAAGGATATAGTTATAGCGACGAACATGGAACAACTAATTGTTATCTTTATGAAGCCGATATTCCTCCATTATTAAAATTCTTTCACAAAAAACAAATTAATCCAAGCGGATGGATTAAAATACCATCAAACAAAGTAATAAAACTTAATAATAAAACGACACATTGTGCCTATGAATATTCAGTTAAATATGAGGATATTTATTCATATAAAGAAAAAGAGACGCTGGTAAAATATAATATTTGCAGTTTTGATATTGAGGCAAGTAGTAGTCATGGCGATTTTCCTGTTCCAATAAAAAATTACAAAAAATTAGCCACAAATATACTTGAAAATTATAATTCATCTAGTGCTAATTATAAAGAAAATTATAATATTGACCTGTTAAAGGATGAAATATTGAGTGCCTTTGATTTAGTAACTAATAAACAAAAACATATTTCAAAAGTGTATCCAAAAAATAAAAACCCCGATTCTTATAATATTGAAAATTTAATAGAAAACTTAGCAAATTATAAGCCGGCAAATTTTAAAAGAAAAAATTCAGGAGAGTTTATAGAGTTAAATGAATCTGAATCAGAAGAAGAAGAGGAAGAAGATGAAGACGAAGATAATAACGTTGAAGAATTAAATCAAGAAGTAAATACTATTAATTTTAAACGTAAAAAGAAGGTAAAACTATATAATAAAAAAAATGCTACATTACTTGAATTAATTAAAGATGAGAAATGTGAATACAATACTAAATTATACGAATTGACAGAAGCATTTACTAATACCGGATTTCCAGAATTAGAAGGCGATATTATTACTTTTATTGGGTTAAGTTTTATTAATTATACGGAATCAAAACCATATAAACGTATAATTATTGTTAAGGGAGGATGCAAAATTCCAGATAAATATTTATTATGGGCTCAAGAAAACAATGTTATTGTATTAGAGCGCAACAGTGAAAAGGAGGTTCTTTTAACATTTACTAAACTTATAGTTAGTGAAAATCCACATATTATTACAGGTTATAATATTACAGGATTTGACTTTGAATTTATGTATAATAGGTCAAAAGAATTAAATTGTGTCAATGAATTTCTAAAATTATCACGTAATAAAGAGGAAATTTGTATTTCTAAAGATTGGCGCACCAATCTTGAAAGTATTGAAACAAACAAAATCATTTTAGCAAGTGGAGAATATAATTTAAAATTCATTAAAATGCCGGGTCGCATTATTATAGACATGTGTGTAATTTTTAGAAAAGAGTTTACATTAAGTTCAAACAAATTAGATTTTACATCAAGTTATTTTATTAGCGATAGTGTTAATAGTATAAGTATTGATGTTGAAAATAATACTACTAAAATTTACAGCAAAAATTTAACAGGAATCTCGGTTGGTAGTTTTATTAAATTTGACGAATTAGGATTCAGTAGCAATTTATACAAAAAAGGCAAAAAATTTGAAATTAGTGAAATTAACACACATGAACATTCGTTTGTTATAAATAGTATTGAAGAATTAGATTTGGTAAATTATAAATATAATTGGGGTCTAGCCAAAGATGATGTTTCTCCACAAGAAATATTTGCCTTAGCAAATGGAACAGACTATGACAGATGGACTGTTGGTAAATATTGTCTTGCCGATTGTGATAATGTTATTTGGTTATTATTAAAAGTAGATGTAATTACAGACAAAGTTGAAATGTCTAATTTATGCGATGTTCCATTAAGTTTCTTATTATTACGAGGTCAAGGAATTAAATTACATAGTTATATTTCTAAAAAATGTGGCGAAAAAAATACATTAATGCCTGTAATAAAAAAACAGAAAACCGGAGGTGGTTATGAAGGTGCTCATGTTTTTACGCCAAAAACAGGAATATATTTAGAAGATCCTGTAGCTTGTGTTGATTATAGTTCTCTGTATCCGTCTTCTATTATTTCAGAAAATTTATCACATGATAGTAAAGTATGGACAAAAGAATATGATTTAAGTAATGCTCTTATTAAAGAAACCGGAGAAAAGGATGAGCAAGGCAATTTTATATATGATAATTTATATGATTTGGGTTACAATTACGTAGATGTAAAATATGATACTTATCACTATAAAAGACTCACACCAAAAGCTGCGGCAAAAAAAATAATTAATGGTTATAAAATTTGTAGATTTGCGCAATTTCCAGAAGGCAAAGCAATTATGCCTTCAATTTTAGAAGAATTGCTTGCCGCACGTAAAGCAACTCGAAAACTTATTTTATCAGAAACAGATGATTTTATGAAAAATGTATTAGATAAGCGTCAATTAAGTATTAAAGTGACCGCAAATTCATTATATGGTCAAATGGGTGCTATAACTAGTGCTTTTTATGAGGCAGATGTTGCTGCTTCAACGACCGCAATTGGTCGTAAATTATTATTTTATGGACGCTCAATTATTGAGGAGTGTTATAATAATATAGTTATTAAAGTATCAGACGGAACGTCAGTAAAAGTTAAAGCCGAATGTGTATATGGTGATACAGATTCCGTATTCTTCAAATTTAATTTGCGCAATCCAGAAACAAATGAAAAAATATTAAATAAACCAGCACTAATATATACTATTGAGTTGGCCAAACAAGCCGGAGAACTAGCCAGTTCATTTTTGAAAAAACCGCATGATTTAGAATATGAAAAAACATTTTATCCATGGATACTATTATCAAAAAAACGCTATGTTGGTATTTTATATGAAAATAATCCAGATAAAGGAAAAATGAAATATATGGGTATTGTATTAAAACGCAGAGACAACGCACCAATTGTAAAAGACATTTATGGGGGTATTGTAAATATTATTATGCAAGAAAAAAGCATGGTTAAATCAATCAAATTCTTGAATGAGTGTATAGAAAAATTAATAACTGGAAATTATGTAATAGATAAATTATTAGTAACTAAATCATTACGAGGTTATTATAAAAATCCTAAACAAATTGCTCACAAAGTATTGGCAGAGCGAATTGGAGCACGCGATTCTGGAAACAAACCTGCATCTGGAGATAGGATTTATTATGCGTATATTAAAAATACTAATAAAAAAGCACTTCAAGGAGAAAAAATAGAAACACCCGACTTTATTAAGCAAAACAAACTAGAACTTGACTACAATCATTATATTAGTAATCAAATAATGAAACCATTATTGCAATTATATGCTTTAAATTTGGAAAATATGAGTGAGTTCAAAAAAAAACGCGGACTAACATTGCAATCTTGGCACAATGAATTGACCAAATTACGAGAAAAATGGAATGAACCAGAAAAATATGAGAAAAAAGTAGAAGAATTAAAATGTAAAGAGGTCAAGAGTTTATTATTTGATAAATATTTAAAAGAATGTAAATAAAAATAATTAGACAAAACAGTATAACAGTATAACAGTATATTAGTATATTAGTATATTAGTATATTAGTATATTAGTATAATAATATATTATAATATTAGTATAATATAATGGTAAAGAATATAACATATAAAAATTTAAAAAATTATTCTTATAATTTTAATAAACAAAAAACAAATAAAGTTCTTAAAAATGTAAATACTAAAACCCCTTTCAGAAATTTAGTGCTTAAAAGTGATTACCAACAAAATAAAAGGCAAGTTTTCAAAAAAGTTATAAATACTGAAACTACTATAACAGACCAAAAAAATAGTGGTCGTTGTTGGTTATTTGCTTTTCTAAATATAATTCGTTTTAAAATGATTCAAAAATACAATTTGTTACCTAGTTTTGAATTTTCTGAAGTTTATTTATTTTTTTATGACAAATTAGAAAAAGCCAATTATTATTTAAATTTTATAGTAGAAAACTTTTCTGTAAATTTAGAAACATTAAACTATAATAGTGACACATTAAAAACAGTATATATGTTACAAAATTTGCCAGGTGATGGAGGTAATTGGAAAATTTTTGTAAATTTAATTGAAAAATATGGTATAATACCTAAATCAAATATGGATGAGAGTTTTCATAGTTCTAATTCAAAAGAATTAGAAATATTATATAATGACTTTTTGCGAAAATGTGGTCATAAATTAAAGACAACTCCTAAAACCGAATTACTAAAATATAAAGATAAAATATTAGATGAAATGTTATCTGAATGTTATAAAATATTGGTTTTATTTTTAGGAGAACCACCAAGTACAATAACATGGGAATATTATGAAAAAAATAGCAAAAATATTAAATCAGAATCTTTAAAAGCCAAAACTATAGCAAATATTACTCCATTAGAGTTTTATAAAAAATATGTTCCATATAATGCGAAAGATAAAATATGTTTAATTAATTATCCTTGTAAATACGCTCCTTTTTATAAACTATATACTGTAGAAATGGCATACAATATAGTAGGTGCTGGTATTGAAACTTTTATAAATGTTCCAATTAATATAATGACTGATGCTGTTAAAAAATCGATAGACAACGAAGAAGCAGTTTGGATAGGAATAGATGTTAATAAATATATTTCATTGGATGATGGATTTTTAGATAAAGATGGTTTTGATTATGAAAATGTATTTGGTTTTTCTAATTATATGGAAAAATGCGACGCTTTAAATTATAGACAAAGTGGTCCAATACATGCTCTAATTATAAAGGGATATAATTTTGAAAATTCAAAAACAAATGGATTTTTAATAGAAAATTCTTGGGGAGAAAAAACAGGATTCCAAGGATATTATTATATGGCAAATACATGGTTTGAAGACTATACATACCAGATTGTAGTAGATAAAAAATGTGTTTCGCAAAAAATTTTAGATATATTAAAACAAAAACCGAATATGTTGCCTTATTGGAGTCCATTTGGAACATTAACAAAGTAGAAATTGAGTTTCATGTAATTTAAAAATGTTTTTGTATATTTTTAAATAATAAATATAAAATATTATTTAAAATTTAACTACCAATTACTATATATTTAAAGATGGATACTTTAACAAACGCCATTAATATTCTTAATATTAATAATACAAACGAACAATGTATGATATGTAGAGATGAATTAATATGTAGTCAGTGTTATACTTTGCCTGAATGTAATCATACTTATCATACTAATTGTTTAATTAGTTGGTTTAGAAATGGAGATTCGCGTTGTCCATATTGCGGAAATAAAGGTATTAATAATACAAATAATGATACTTTACGTAATGTAAGAGGCAAATATTTTACTACAATATATGAAAAACAAATGTTAGCCGATATAAAAAAATACGTTTATTTGAAAAAAAATGATACTATTAAAAGATGTCTGGAAACACGTAAGCAATTTGATAAAATTAAAGTATTAGAAGAAAATTATAAAATTGAAACACAGAAGTTGAGAGAATTACAACAATCAC